AGGGGCGTATCGAGATCGTCCGCACGTGGATCAAACAACACCCCGGCGAATAGATTACCGCCCGGCGGGTTGCCGAGGATCTGAACATCTCCGCTATTGCAGTAGGGAACACGCTGCGACGGCTATCTGATGACGGTGATCCGGTTGAGGTGCGGCGGCGACCTGCCGACAAGAGTATCAATGAGTATCGGTGGGATGGTGAGGAATTGGGTTGAGGGTAGGCCTCTAACCATTGTAGACATAGGCATGCACAAGGACCCGGCTATCGCTAGGCTGTATCAATCCGCGAGGTGGAAGAAGCTGAGAAAGATGGTTCTTAAACGACAACCGGTCTGCCGTATATGTCATCGAGACATCGCAACCGTCGTCGACCATATCCAGCCGCACAAGGGTGACGAGTCGCTGTTCTGGATGATTTCTAACCTGCAAGGATTGTGCAAACCGTGTCATGACCGTGATAAGCGCCGCATGGAGTTCGGTCACGCGATAAAAACGATAGGTGTTGATGGGTGGGAGGCTACGTCTAACTCCGTTATGCATAGGGGTATAGGGGGTTAAATCGTTAGAGCTTAACGCCTTGCAACACCGATTGATGAGTCGACATTTTTTGAAACTGAACTTTTAGCCAAAACGATATGAAAAAGAAAGCAGTAAGACGGCGAAAGCCGAAACCCATCCCATCAACTAAACATCCCCCGCCGGACCTGTTGAGCGAACGCGCGGCAGAAATCTGGATTGAGATAATTGAGCCACTTCCCGCAGACCACTTCTTCGCAAGTGACCTCCCGATACTGCGAGAGTACTGTGAAACGCTCGCTACTATTGAACGGCTCAGGCACCGGTGGGATGGAGAAGCAACAATCATCAAAAGCAATGGGGACGAAGTGGTTGCGCCAGTGCTCACGGCAATCAACAGGAACCAGACCGCTGCCGCGCAGTTTGCTGGCAAGTTGCGGGTTTGCCCGTCATCCCGGCTGTCGGCATCAAAGGCCGGACACGAATCACCTAAACCACCAAGCAAGAGGGCGCATTTGCTCAAATGACTCGTGCCGACAAAGTCGTTCGCTACCTTGAGACACTTAAATGTCCCGATGGAACGCTTGTGGGGCAACCGCTCAAGCTGCGAACCTGGCAAAAGCGGTGGATTCGCAAAGTCTACACCCGGAAGAACGGCAAGCGCAAGATACGGCAGGCGGTGTTTAGTCTAGCACGAAAAAACGGGAAGACGGCATTGGTGGCTGGTCTTGTGCTGGTCCACCTTTGCGGCCCGGAGGCGGTACGAAATGGGCAATTGTATTCAGTGAGTTACGAGCGGGAGCAGGCCGCCATTGTGTTCAAATACCTTGCGGCCATGATCCGACTGGATGATGAGCTTTCTTACCAGCTCCGCATCATCGAGAGCCGCAAGATGGTAGAGGACACTGAATCCGGCTCAGTCTATCAGGCGCTATCAAGCGAGTCCCGGTCAAAGCACGGAAAGAGCGCATCTTTCGTTGTATTCGACGAACTGGCGCAATTCGGGGCCGACCGCGAGCTGTATGATGTGATGCTCACCAGCTCCGGCGCGCATGATGAACCGATATTTTTCGTGATTTCAACGCAGGCTGCCGATGACCATGCCGTCTTGTCCGAGCTAATCGACTACGGATTGGCAAATCCTGACGACGAGACTTTTTGCGTAGACCTCTATGCTGTCCCGAAAGACGCCGATCCGTGGGACGAAAGCAATTGGAAGGCTGCTAATCCTGCGTTGGGAGACTTTAGATCACTGCCAGAAATGCGTGATTTCGCATCAAAGGCGCAGCAGATGCCAAGTGCCGAGGCCGCGTTTCGGAACTTGTATCTAAATCAGCGAGTGCAGACGGCAAACAGCTGGATCTCCCGCGCAGCCTGGGAGTCGTGTGATGCGGAGCCGGTGTCAGGACCGACCCGCTATGGAGGTTTAGACTTGTCCGCAAAAAACGACCTGACAGCGCTTGTATGGGTCGAGGAGGACGAGGACGAGGTAAACGCCTACCTGAGCGCCTGGACGCCAGAGGACGGCATTAGGGAGCGTTCTAAGCGCGATAAGGCTCCTTATGACACATGGGTGAAGACCGGACGACTTCACGCGACCCCCGGCAAGGTTATCGACTATTCCTTCGTCGCTCGGGAAATTGCCAGACTCCACGCGGACAAACCTTTCCGTGCCATCGCTTTTGACCGCTGGCGTATCGACGATCTCAAGCGGCATCTCGAAGAATTGGACTGTGACGTGGAGCTTGTCCCGCATGGGCAGGGGTATAAAGACATGGGACCGGCGATTGAGAACCTTGAGGATCTTGTCGTCGGGGCGCGACTACGTCACGGAGGCCACCCGTTATTCAACCTGGCGTGCGCTCATGCCGTAGCGGTCAAGGACGCGGCGGGAAACCGAAAATTTGAAAAAGCAAAGAGCACCGGTCGAATCGACCCGCTAGTAGCGTTGGCTATGGCGGTGTCTTGCTGGAACGGACTACGCAAGGAGCCTGTCCAGGAGTCGGTCTACGAAACAAGGGGAATTAGAACGCTATGAGCGAGAGGGAGTATCTGACGGTTTCAGAGCTGGCGTGGGAGCTGAAGCGTTCCGTCTGGTATGTCTACGCCATGAGGCGCGATGGTTTTCAGATGCCCGGTGGGACGGCCAGCGTTCGGGAGGCAAAAGATTGGTTGCGGGCTCACCCGGAGTTCACTTGTACGCGGGCAAAAGCAAAAAAACGTAGTTCCGGCATCCGGACAATTTGATTTCCTAAATTATCCCAAAGTATCCAAGTTAGGCGAATTGCCGTAGTTGGTACAAGGGTACAAGGCTTCCGTCGATGGTGCGGAGCCTTGCGAAAATCTTCTCCCGAAAACAGGGTCAGCCTGTCTCGCTACTCGAAAACGATTGGTGGCTGCAAGAGATTTTCCGCGGAACCAAGGCGACCTCCGGGGTTTCCGTGTCGCCACTAAAGGCACTTGGCGTGCCGACGGTGTATGCCTGCGTTAATCACATCGCTAAGGACGTGGCAAAACTGCCGCTAAAGCTCTACCGTCGCAACGGGCAGGGCAAAGATGAGGCGACGGATCACCCGCTTTACGCATTACTACACGACGGGCCGAATGAGGAGATGACCAGCATCGACTTCCGCAAGGCGATGCAAAGCAATCTAAGCCTGCGACAGAATGCTGTTGCCATCATCAGCAGGGATGGGCGAGGTCAAGTTGCGGAGATATACCCGGTAGATCCTGCGGACCTCAAGCTCCACAAGGAGAAGAACCAACCGCTCGATTACTATATCGACGGCATCAAACAGGACCGGTCACGCATCCTGCATCTTAAGGGTTTTACACACAACGGGGTAGCCGGGATCGAGATGGTAAACCTCGTCCAAGACGTGATCGGGCTTGCCATCGCGTTACAAGACAATGCGTCCCGGTTCTTTGGAAATGGCTCTCGATCTGGCGGCATACTCTCCCACCCTGGAAGCCTCTCCGACGCCGCGTTTGACCGGCTTAGGAAGGAGATGGAAACCAAGCATGCGGGAGTACATAATGCGTACAAGTTGATGATACTGGAGGAGGGGCTGAAGTACGAGGCCAGCCGCATCGACAACGACAAAAGCCAGTTCATCGAGTCTCGAAAGCACCAGGACATTGCTATTTGCCAGATTTTCGGAGTGCAGCCGCACAAGGTAGGAATCCTTGATCGCGCCACTTTCAGCAACATCGAGCAACAGAATATTGAATACGTAGTAGATACGTTGCTACCGGAACTCCGTACATGGGAACAGGCGCTGAACACACGACTGCTCCGACCGCAGGAACGCGGCGAATATTTCTTCGAATTCAACGTAGATGGCCAACTGCGCGGCGATTTCAAAAGCCGGATGGAGGGTTACGCCATTGGCCGTCAGAACGGATGGCTGAACGCAGACGAGATCCGGTCACTTGAAAACATGAACCCGCTGCCGGATGGACTCGGACAGCGTTACCTTGAGCCGCTGAACATGACACCGGCAGGAGAGCAGCAGAATGAAAACGATTAGATTCAACGTCGACCAGTCCCGCAACTGGGGCGAAATCAAAAATGTCACTGCAAAGGCGGCAGACTTGTACATTTACGATGAAATCGGATGGTTCGGCGTTTCCGCTGCGGATTTCATCAACGAGATCAAGAGCCTCAAGGTTGAGACAATCAACCTGTTCATCAACTCACCTGGAGGATCGGTTTTCGACGGTGTAGCCATTTACAATACGCTCAAAAATCATCCCGCCGCAGTGAACGTCCAGATCGACGGTTTGGCCGCGTCAATCGCCAGCGTTATAGCAATGGCAGGCGACACTATCACCATCGCAGACAACGCAATGATGATGATCCACAAGCCTGCGGTGCTCATGTTCGGCCAAGCGCCGGATCTCCGCAAGGAAGCTGATTTGCTCGACCAGATCGAACAGCAGATCATCTCCACATACGCCGCCAGGACCGGCACGGAGTCGGAGTTGATTAGCGCCATGATGCAGGAGGAAACGTGGTTTGCTGGCAATGAAGCCGTCACCCATGGCTTTGCGGATGCCGTCACCGAGGGCAAGCAGCGAGCGGCCTCTGCAAATGTATGGGATTTATCACTCTACGACAACGCACCTGAGCAGGACGTTGACGAATCTAACCCGGTCACGCCCCTCAGTCTGCTACTCCGCAGACAGGCGTTAACGGAAAAACTAAACCAAAACGAGGAGACAGAAAATGAGTAAGATCGTTGATCTGAAAGAACGCCGAGGGGCTATCGTTAAGGAAATGCGAAGCCTCCTCGACCTTGCTTCCGACGAGAAGCGGGACTTGAACGCGGATGAACAATCCAAGTACGATGACATGGAAAAAGACGTCGACCGGATTGGGAATCAAATCACCGAGATGGAGCGTATTGATCAGCTTGAATCCGAGCTGACCAACCAACGCGACACTACGTATCGCCCTGGGCTTGGAACGGAAGACGCCAAGAACGCCAACCCTCGGGCCAACAAGGAGTATCGGAATTCCTTCTTCGATGGGTACGCTCGCAAGGGCAAGAATGGCATGGATGCGCGCCACTACAACGCGCTTGAGGCGGGTACAGATTCAGAAGGTGGCTACATTGTTCCGGAGGAGTTTGAGACTGAGGTCGTGCGGCTGCTCGATCTTGGGAACCCGATCCGCGCTGCGGCTAACGTCATTCGCACTGGTAGTGACCGCAACGTCCCGATTGAGACCGACGACGGTTCCTTTGCGTTCATTGCAGAGGAGGGCGCTTACACTGAGGATGATCCGGCATTTGGCCGCGTGATTCTTGGGGCGCACAAGGCTGGAGGCATCATCAAGGTGTCGGAGGAACTCCTTCAGGATTCCTTCTTTGACCTCTCGGCTTACATGATGGACCTCGCCGCTCGCCGGTTCAACAATCTGGAAGACGATTCCTATGGCAACGGCAACGGGTCCGGCAAACCTACTGGGCTGTTCCAGACCTCTACCGTTGGCGGCGTTTCCGTTACCGGGGAAACCGGCGCAGTTTCGGCAACGCCCGCCATCACTGGAGATAATTTGCTGGACACCTTCCACGCTCTGAAGCGGTCCTACCGAGGCAACGCGACCTGGGTAACGTCCGATGCATTGGCGAAGATGATCCGCAAGCTGAAGGACAACGATGATCAATACCTCTGGCAGCCTGGCCTCACCGAAGGTCAGCCCGACCGCATCCTTGGTCGTCCTGTCATCATCACTGAAGGCGCCCCGACCATCGCTGTATCCACGAAGTCAATCATCTTCGCGGACCTCAGCCAGTATTACATCGTTGAGCGCATGGGCATGACCATGCAGCGGCTCAATGAGCTGTACGCGGGCAACGGTCAGATTGGATTCCGCTTCATGAAGCGCATTGACGGGAAGATGGTTGATCCGAAGGCGATCACATTCTTCCAGCACGGCGCAGCTTCTTAATCCTCAACGGGTGGGGCCGGTAATACCCCGGCTCCACCCTTTCAATCATGACGGAGATCAAATTTAAGACGGCCATTTCCACTGTGGAAGCGAGCTACCGACGTGGGCAGATCGCCAGCGTGGATTCATCACTCGCCAAGCAGTGGGTGCAGAGCGGGATTGCAGAATCAATTGAGCCTCCCGCAAAGAAGCGTACACGTAAACAGCGCTGATGTCCTACATCTCCACAGTCACGGCGGCGACCATACCCGGCGAAATGTACGCGAGGGCACAGGAACACCTTCGGCTCGATGCAACGCCAGACGACCTCTTGTCTCTTCGCGGGTACGTCGCCGCCGCCGTGGCTGATTTCGAGATGGTGACGGGGCGGCAGCTTTTCACAGCCACAAAGCGGCTCAACCTGGAGACGTGGCACAGCGTCCTTGACCTTAAATCCGCTCCGGTCGCCAGCGTAACCTCATTGAGGTATTGGGATGAGGACGACACTCAGCAGACCGTCGCGGAATCGGGCTACGAGACGGACGTAGACGAGGAGCCAGGGAAGGTCTATATTGATCCTGATTTTGATTATCCGACATTGTCTGGTTCCAAACCGTATCCAGTGCAGGTTACGTTTACCTGCGGGCACGGCACGGACGTACGCGACATCCCGCCGCAGACTATGACGGCCATCCTGATTTACGCCGGGCATCTCTACGACGACAGGACAGCGGAGGGAGTAGCCAGCCTGAAGCACGTCAGGGAGGCGCTTTTCGCTCCGTACAAGCTAAACTTTTTCGGAATCTCGCAATGAGCCTGACGACGCAGACAATTGAATGCGGAGACAGCGGAACATGGACGGCGTCTTTGATCGACAAGGAGACCAATACGCCGGTAGAGTCCAC